TTGAGACGTGGGTCGCCCAGCCGATCATGCCGTACTACCTGTACGCAAGGCCGGGAGACAAGACTGCATTTTATGATACAATGCGGCTATATAGGCAGGAGGTCTTCGCTGACTGGATTGCCCCGTTCGAAGCTATGCGTCGTGATTTGAAGCAAGAGGAAGTTTCCCATGCCAATGTGGGTTAAGGTTTCTAACGATGTCGTCGTTCAGTGCTGGGACACACCGCCCCCTGCTGGCGACGAAGGCTGGCGCGAGGCTATTGAGGTTCGCCCTCCGGTTACGCAATATCATGAGGTTTACGGCCAACACTATTTTGATCTGACGAAAACGCCCGTTGAGATCGTATGGCCGGTCGAGGCCGTCTCGGTTGAGGACCGCAAAGCTGACATGCTGGCTTATGCCAAACTGTTGTCTGAGAAGGGCGAACCCGGCACTGCCGAAGCGGACTTTGATCCGGTTGCCGCGCAAGCTCTTTATCTTACCCGCGTTGCCGCTATTGAAGCCGCACAGACTCACGACGACCTAGACGCAGTGCCGTAAGATGCCCGCGCTCAGCAGACGGGGCGTAGCGTCGGCCAGAGGCTTTGGGCTGTTTCGTGCCGCTGCTGCTGGGCCTCCTCCCGTTCCCGGACCCGGTCTGTGGACGTGGGGGAACAACGGCAGCGGCAACCTTGGTATTGGCAATACAACTCAGTACTCCTCGCCCAAGCATGTTGGCGCGCTGACGACGTGGGCTACGGTGTCGGCGGGCGGGTCTTCTGGGCTTGCAGTCAAGACCGATGGCACGCTCTGGTCGTGGGGTAACAACAATGTAGGCCAACTTGGCCTTGGCGACGTCACCAACCGTTCGTCGCCCGTGCAGGTTGGCGCACTGACCGCGTGGTCTAAGGTGACGGCGGGGACAAATTTTGGGTTAGCTATCAAGACCGATGGCACGCTGTGGTCGTGGGGAAGCAATGCCTACGGAAAACTTGGTCTCGGCAATACGACCTCCTACTCATCACCCAAGCAAGTCGGCGCACTGACAAACTGGGCTACGGTGGAAGACATGGGTGGTGCTGTGTTAGCCGTCAAGACCGACGGCACACTGTGGTCGTGGGGGCAAGGCGCCTACGGCAAACTCGGCCTCGGCAACACAACCACTTACAACTCACCCAAACAGATTGGCGCACTGACAGCGTGGGCTACGGTGTCGGGCGGAAATTTCCACGCACTGGCCGTCAAGACCAACGGCACCCTCTGGTCGTGGGGGGCAAACTTCTCGGGCTCGTGCGGCCTTGGCAACACCACGGCATACTCCTCGCCCGTGCAGGTCGGTGCACTGACAGCGTGGTCTAAGGTGTCGGGAGGAAACGCCTACGCCTCGTTTGCCATCAAGACAGACGGCACGTTGTGGGCGTGGGGACAGGGCTCTACGGGTCGGCTGGGTCTCGGCAACACGACCGACTACTCTTCCCCCAAGCAGATTGGCGCATTGACGACGTGGTCTAAGATAGCGGGAAGCGGATACAAATTTGGGTTAGCTATTAAGACCGACGGCACGTTGTGGTCGTGGGGAAGCAATGCCTACGGAAAACTTGGTCTCGGCAACCTGACCAGCTATAGTTCGCCAAAGCAGGTCGGCGCGCTGACCACGTGGTCTGTTACGTCGGGGGGCGACTTCTTTGCTGCAGGCATCTACACGTAAGGGCTGCTCCATGATCACCGCCACCCAAGCTGCAGCGGCCCACCGCAACCTAGACGCAGTGCCGTAAGATGCCCACGATTTTCACCAGAGGCGCAGCGTCTGCCAGAGGCTTTGGGCTGTTTGGTGCGGCTGCTAGTGCTTTGCAGGGTTTATGGGCTTGGGGAAACGGTGCAAGCGGTCAACTTGGCCTTGGCAACATAACCAACTACTCATCACCCAAGCAAGTCGGCGCTCTGACAGATTGGAAGGTGGTAAAAGCTGGAAACCTAGACCGCTCCATTGCTATCAAAGCAGACGGCGCATTGTGGGGGTGGGGGTTGGGCCAGTTTGGTGCCATTGGCCTCGGCAACACAACCAGTTACTCCTCACCCAAGCAAGTCGGCGCTCTGACAAATTGGGCTGTGGTAACGCTCGTAGGACGTTCTTCGTTGGCCGTTAAGACGGACGGTACACTGTGGGCTTGGGGGCGCAGTGACCAAGGTCAGCTCGGCCTCGGCAACCTAACTACTTACAGCTCGCCTGTACAAGTTGGCGCATTGACAGCTTGGGCCACGGTGACAAGTGGTGGCTCCTGCTCTACGTTTGCCATCAAGACCAATGGCACCCTTTGGGCATGGGGGATAAACACCAACGGTGTTCTTGGCCTTGGCAATATAACCAATTACTCTTCACCCGTGCAAGTTGGCGCACTGACAAATTGGGCTACTGTTTCTACTAGTAATAATCGTACGTTTGCCACAAAAACAGACGGTACGATGTGGGCGTGGGGTTATGGTTTTGCAGGTGCCCTTGGCCTTGGCAACACAACTAGTTACAGTTCTCCCAAGCAAATTGGCGCATTGACAGGTTGGTCTGTAGTGTCGTCAAATAGTGCAGGTGCGTCAGCCCTTAAGACAAACGGCACTCTCTGGTCGTGGGGGTCAGGTGTTTACGGCCAACTTGGCCTTGGCAACTTGACTAACTATTCATTACCCGTGCAAGTTGGCGCATTGACAAGTTGGTCTATTCTTTCTTGTGGAAATACTTCTCAGTTTGCCATCAAGACCGATGGCACTCTGTGGACGTGGGGGCGAAATCAATCTGGTCAGCTTGGCCTCAGCAACTTAACTAACTACTCCTCCCCTAAGCAAGTCGGCGCGTTGACAACTTGGGTTGCTGTTTCTAGTGGGGGAACCAGCACAAGAGGGCTTAAAACTCCATGACCACAGCAACCGAAGTCGGCAGTAAGCTATCCACGCACGAGGCGGTGTGTGCCGAACGCTACGCCAGTATTAACGCTCGCCTCAGACGGTTGGAGAGCATCCTGCTGGCGGCGGCTGGGTCCATCATCGTCGCGCTGGGGGCTATAGCGTGGCAGGTGGCGCAGACATGAGCCGGAAGATTGAAGACCTGCATCCGACCCTACAGGCCAAGTGCCGTGCGCACATGGCGGCGTGTGAGGAGGCGGGCATCTCTTTGATCATCACCTCGACCTATCGCAGTCCCGAAGAGCAGGCTGTGCTGTACGCCCAAGGACGTACGACCCCCGGCAGGGTCGTCACCAAGGCTAGGCCCGGTAAGTCGATGCACAACTACCGACTGGCCTACGATGTCGTGCCACTGCGCAACGGCAAGCCCGTTTGGGGTACGACGGGCGAAGATGCTACACTCTGGCAGAAGGTGGGCGCTCTAGGCGTGGCGCAGGGGCTTGAGTGGGCAGGCAACTGGCGCACTATGCGAGAGTACCCACACTTCCAATGGGCGGGCGGCTTAACGCTGGCAGAGCTACAGGCGGGTAAAACACCCTAAAAGGAGAACGATATGTTTGGTTTTTTACGCGGTAAGAAGACCTACGTCGTGGCGGCTATGTCGATCCTCGGCGCAGGCGCAAGTTATGCTACGGGCGACGCTACTGCCGTGCAGGCAGTTCAACTGGCTGTCACGGCGCTTCTGGGTGCGACCCTGCGCAGCGGTATGCGATAACAACGCGCTATGGCCGAGAACGAAAAATCGTCTCGCACAGACGAGGGCAAGTGGAAACGCATCGTTGCCAGCGTAAAGGCGTCCAGTAAGGGGGGAAACCCCCAAGAATGGTCCGCCCGTAAGGCCCAGCTCGCCACGCAAAAATACAAGGCGTCTGGCGGCGGTTATCGTGGCCCTAAAACCGCCGCGCAGAAGTCGCTGTCCAAGTGGGGCAAGGAGGATTGGGGGACCAAGTCCGGCAAACCTTCTACGCAAGGCCCCAATGCCACCGGGGAGCGGTATCTGCCCAAGAAGACTTTGGCGGCGCTATCTTCGAAAGAGTACGCGGCGACGACCAAGGCCAAGCGGGAGGGCACCGCTCGTGGAGAGCAGTTCGTTCGACAGCCCGCCTTCGCCGTTAAGAAAACGGCTCAGTTTCGTTGAGTGCGCGTTGACGGCCCTAGCAGGTGACACCCTGCGTTAATTGCGCTACAAAATCGCGTTTGACGGTCGAGGCTTAGACCAGAGCTGCGGCGTCCAAATAGCCCTCTAAAAGGTGCTGTATGGCCACCACTACGACTTTTACAACGCTGAAAGACGACGTGCAGCGCTACTTGGAGCGCGGCGATAGCTTTGCGGCAGACCCCGTGTTCTTTGAGCAGCTCCCGCGCCTCATTAATTTGGCCGAGCGCCGCATTGCGCGCGAGCTTAAAATCCAAGGCTTTATCAACGTCGTCACGGGCACCATGGCGGCGGGGCAGTCGGTCTACCCGAAGCCGGATCGTTGGCGCGACACCGTCAGCTTCAACATCGGTACGGGCACCACCAACGACACCCGCACTTTCCTGTTCATCCGCGACTACGAGTACATGCGCACGTACTGGCCCGACGCTACGCAAGAAGAGCAGCCGGTGTTCTACGGGGACTACAACTACGGAAACTGGTTGGTCGTGCCGACGCCGGACGACGCCTACCCCTTCGAAGTGCTGTTCTACGAGCTGCCCGTCCTACTGGACGAGGAGAACCAGACAAACTGGCTCACCGAGTACGCGCCGCAGATACTGCTGTACGCCACGCTGCTGGAGGCCACTCCCTTTCTCAAGAACGACGAGCGTATCCCGGTGTGGCAGCAGATGTACGACCGCGCGGCAGCTATGCTGAACGGCGAAGACCTCGCCAAAATTCTTGATCGCTCCGCCGTTCGCAAGGAGGCCTAGATGCCTAATTCCTACACGCAGGTTTTTGGCGGAAACACCATCTACCCGTCCGACGTCTCGTATCTCGCGCTCACGCTGACCGCCAACATCACGCTGGAGTGGCCCCTTGAGGCCAGCACGGGCAACAACGTCGTCGCCCGCATCCTCGATGTTACCTCCAACGGCGCGTTTTCCATCAGCATGCCGAACGCCACGCAGGCGGGCGTTGGCCAGACCATCCTGTTTAATAACGTCGCGGCCACCACCTTCACGGTGAAGAGCTACACCGGCACCACGCTCATCAGCATCCCCAGCGGCACGCAGTGGGAGCTGTATCTGACAGACAACACCACCACGACGGGAACGTGGCGCGCGTTCCAGTTCGGGGCGGCTACGACAAGCGCACAAGCCGCCGCGCTGGCCGGGTACGGTCTCGTAGCGCAGGGCGCTACGTTGGCGCAGTCGGAACCGGTTACGGTGTTCAACACCAGCTACACGTTCGGCGCGGCAGACCGAGCGGGCGCGTATGTGTGGGACGGGGGCTTGGATACGGTCACGCTGCCTGCCGCGTCGACGGCGGGCAATAACTGGTTCGTCTCCCTGCGCAACGACGGCTCGGGAAACCTGACCCTTACCGCCGCAGGCAGCGACCTGATCAACGGCGCGGCCACCCTTGTCCTACGCCCCGCCGACAGCGCCACCGTCGTCACTGACGGCGTCTCGTTCTGGACAATCGGACTGGGGCAAGACCCGGTATTTGCCTTCGACTACACGTCGATCAGCATAACCAGTCAAACGTCGCCGTACACGCTTAGCGGCGCAGAACTTAACCGCATCGCGTACCAGTTTGTCGGCGTCCTCACCGCCAACATGATTGTCTACGTGCCCGCGACAACGCAGCAGTATTGGGTCGCGAACGACACGACCGGCGGCTCCTTCACGCTGAGCATTGGGACGTCTACGCAGGCCGCGCCACTCACCGTCACGCGCGGATCGCGCGGCATCTACTACTGCGACGGGACGAGCGTCCTCAAGGCCGACACCGCCTCCATCGCCGTACCAATAGCCGTTAGTGATGGCGGCACTGGGTCTACGACCGCGTCAGGGGCGCGTGTAAACCTCGGCGGCACGTCCGTGGGCATCGCGGTCTTCACGGCGGCAACTACGGCGGCGGCGCAGACGGCCATCGGCCTGACCGTCCCCTTTACCGCTGCTCAAGGCGGAACGGGCCTGACGGCCTCCGGCACCGTCGGCAACGTACTCACGTCTACCGGCTCTGCGTGGGTGTCATCGGCTCCCGTCGCTGGCGGCACGGTCACCAGCGTCGGTGTCGGGGGCGGCACGACGGGCCTGACGACCTCGGGCGGGCCGATCACCACAAGCGGCTCGATCACTCTCGCAGGGACGCTGATCCCGGCGAACGGAGGCACCGGACAAACTTCCTACACGAACGGCGAGTTGTTGATCGGCAACACCACCGGCAACACCTTGACCAAGGCGTCGCTGACGGCAGGCAGCGGCATATCAATCACGCCCGGTACTGGTTCTATTACTCTTGCGCTGGACTACACTGCGACCAGCCCGTGGACGGGCAAGCAGACGTTCACCGGCTCGACCAGTGTCTTGGCGGCAAAGCTCGTCAACGCCCTAGAGACAGCCACGATCAGTGCCATAGCGGCGACGGGCACCATTAACTACGACATCACAACGCAGAGCGTCCTCTACTACACGACCAATGCGTCGGCTAACTGGACAACAAACCTACGCGCCTCCTCCGGCACGACGCTGAACACGGCAATGGCGACGGGCGAGAGTATCACGGCGGCTTTCCTCGTCACCCAAGGGGCCACGGCGTACTACAACAGTGCCGTGCAGGTGGACGGCACAACGGTCGGCGTCACGATAAAGTGGCAGAGCGCGGTGCCTACGGCGGGCAACGCCTCCGGTATCGACGTCTACACTTACACCGTCATTAAAACCGCAGCCTCCACGTTCACCGTCCTCGCCTCTGTCACCCCCTTCGTGTAATGGCCTCCAAACTCATCCAGATAAAGTCGGAACCGGGTATCAAGCGCGACGGTACGCGCCTAGAGGGCGGCGGCTATACCGACGGGCAGTGGGTCCGCTGGCAGCGGGGCTTGCCGCGCAAGATCGGCGGCTATCGCTCCATTAACAAGTTTCTTCAGGGCCTCGTGCGCGAGCTTAATGCGTACACGCAGGACAACCTGACTTACGTCCACGCCGGGTCATCCAGCTTGGTCGAGCGCTTCTACATAGACAACACGAACAACACGAGCATCATCGTCGACCGCACGCCTGCCGGGCTCACTGTCGACGACGGCAACATGTGGCAGTTCGACGTGGCCACCCTGCTGTCCGGCGGCATCCCGTCGCCCCTCCTTATTGCGCAGGTCGCGCCCAATCTGGATTGCATCTGCAACAGCACCGGCGGGGAGCTGTACTACGGGGACTTGTTCGCCACGACGCCGCTGGTGCCCATAACGCTACCGACCGGCGGCAGTGCCACCGGCGGCATCGTATCCGTCCAGCCGTACACCTTCTTCTACGGGGACAATGGTTACATCGCGTTCTCCGTGGCGGGCGACCCTACGGACTTTGTCGGCTCGGGCTCGGGCTCCGTAAACGCCGCCTCGCAGAAAGTCGTGCGGGGCTATGCGGTGCGCGGCGGCGCGGGAAACTCCCCCTCCGCGCTGTTCTGGACGGCGGATGCGCTGATCCGCGCCACCTTTGTCGGCGGCATAGAAGTGTTCCAGTTCGACACCATATCTGCGCAAACCTCCATCC